TTCATAACCTTTTTCAATAAAGTTTTGTGAAAGTTGATAAATTCCCACTGAGTAGGGAAACACTTTTTCTACTGCAACGAATATGAAGCGTTTAGCTCCAGTCCCTTGCAAGTAATGGGCTGCGGCAAGATGGTACTTAAAGTTGACAATAGCTTTTACAAACTTGTCAGGTGAAGCACCACCCTCGCCACAGGTTTTGAGGTCAATAACAGTGTCATCAACCACATAGTCACAACGGCACTTGCATGGCAAGCCTGTTGCTTGATGAGTCCACCAAAACGATTGTTCAGCTTTCCCCTGTTTGTTTTTGATTTTGCTCAGAAGATATTTCCAAGCAAATTTATCCTCAACAAGTGAATGTTCAATCGAGTCAAGTAACTCTTTGTCTTGACTGTTGTAGGTCAACAAACCTTTTTCCTCACAGGCAAGAGCAAGCTCTTTACCTTTTTTTGTTCGCTTTTCCTCTAATAGTGCATAACTTTGAGAAAAGTCATCAGGCTCAAGAACAAATTTATGGATCATTGAGCCTAGTTTCATGGCAGGGGTGGCAATTCTTGGAGGATTGTCTTTGCCAAATTTTCTGATGTATAAAGCTTCAAGCCCATTGTCTATACCATATTTAAGATCACTAGCTGCCCACTCAGGACTAGCTCTGTAAATAGACTCAGGAACATCATGGCCTTGTAAGAACTCAGTCATTTGACCACCTTAAGAAAGTTTCTTTTGCCATAAGCTTCAATAAAAAATGGACTCTCAGGGCCATACTTTAAAACTAAGTCTGGAAAGGTTCTGAAGATTTTGGCCTTGTTGATAGGATCAGCAGCAAGACCAGCTTCAGCTAGTTTTCTATGAAAGTGGCCACCATGTAAAATGGCCATTTCAAGTGTTTTTGTAAAATCGTCTGGTTTCATAAGCTATAGTAAGATTGCGTCTTGGTGTTGACGCTTAGGTGAAAGTTGAATACTCCCAAAGGTCAGGGGTGGTCTTTGGGGGTATTTTTTTTGTGCAGTTGGTTTTCCAAATTCAAAACATTTACTGCTCTGTCACAACAGGCTTGAGCTACTTCAACAGTAATTTCTGGGTCTGTCAGAATACTTTGAATGACCAAAGTAAGTTCTTCTCTTTCTTTTGGACTTGCAAGATTTGGATACTTACCACTTT